ACCTATGGTCCGCGACCTTGCGGACAAGAAGCCAGTAGAGCAAGCAATGCCTGGTTCATCCATTGTATTTAACATCTACAATGACATGACCGCCGCAACGACTGCTCTTACTGAGACGGTTGACCCAGACGCAGTAGCACTCGGTTCTACAACCCCAATTACCGTTACTCTTAATGAGTATGGTAACGCATCTCTTACAACCCGTAAGTTGGAACTCCTTGCCTTCTCAGACATTGACCCAGCACTGGTTGACATCCTCGCGTTCAACATGTTGGACTCCTTGGACACGGTTGCACTTCAAGAACTCACTGGTGGCCCTAACGCCATCGGCGAAGTTTCTGGTAGCCGCGTATCTACATATGAAGGTAACTACACATCAGGTACCGCTGGAACCGTGACTGTTACATCAACAGACACATTCCACTCACGTGACGTCCGCTTCGGTGTTGCAAAGTTGCGCGCCAACAACGTAGTTCCTCGCTCTGGCGAGTACTACTGGTGCGGAATCCACCCAGAGGTTTCACACGACCTTCGTGCTGAGACTGGTTCTGGCGGATGGCGTGATGACCACAAGTACGCGTCAGAAGGCGTAAGCCAATTCTGGCCAGGTACTATCGGCACCTACGAAGGTGCAATGTTCGTAGAGTCACCTCGTATGGCCAACTTCCGTGATGGCGTTGGTGGTACTGGTGCATCTGGAACATTTGGTACACCAACCTATGTCAACGCTACTGGTGGTGTTCGCGTATTCCGTACGCTGCTCGCTGGTAAGCAAGCATTGGCAGAAGCGGTTGGAGAAGAGCCACACATGGTTCTTGGACCAATCGTTGACAAGTTGGGTCGTTTCCGTCCAATCGGATGGTACGGTCTGCTTGGATGGAAGCGTTACCGCGACCCATCATTGGTCCGTATTGAAACTACCTCTTCAATCCACACTGGAGCCTAGTAGTTAGATAAAAATTGGTGGCCCCCTCTTCGGAGGGGGTTACCTCTCAACAAGAAGGAAATATGGCGACATACACATTTACAATGCCTAGCACCCGCGAGGGTCCAGCAGGTTTTGACTCATTGTTTTATCGCTATAAGTTAGACCGTGCAGATTCACTCATTGTTACCGCGGCTGGAGTCCCCACCCAAAAGCGCACATTTGAAGTGTCAGAAATTACCAGCGCACAAGCCGCTGGTGGTTACGCATACATAGGTGGGCATGTTTACTCGATAACAGCCAACGAAGTGTCCCTGCTGACTACAGCGGGCTATGGCGCCTACATCACAGTTTCTTAGGGGATTTATGAACTGCAATCACATACCAAAGGTTGTTACATGGGGTATAGATAGAAAGCGTAATTGCAAGTCTATAGTTACCCTTTATGGTTGCACCAAATGTGACATTACTTGGAAGAAATTGCCCAAGTTTGAAGATAAAGAACCAGAGCATTTTCACGCTGAATACGTGGAAGGTTGCTTTGCTTGTAAAGTCAAGACATTAGAATTGAACCCTGGAGATGCCTCAAGAGTTAACTCAATGCCTCAGAAAAAGTGGGACAAAGAGTTGGCCGACTACAGGTCTGCTCGCAAACAAGGTATACAACCAGCGGGTACAACCCGCAAACATATTGACGAGGCAATAGCCGCAAGTGATAGGTCTGGCATGGCTTTTAATGCAGACACTATGGGTAGCGCCAAGACAATGACTGCTGAAAAAGCAGAAGTAATGAAATTCCTAGATAACGTCAAATAAGGAGCAAACAATGTGCGCTAGTTGCGGATGCGGTAAGAACGTCACAACCCCACAGGGGTTGGAGCAAGCCAATTGGACTGGCCGTCCAGAGGATAAGTACGGCAAGTATGATGGTGTAGGCGGAACAAACAACCCAGGTAATAGCAAGTAATTTAAGGAGCAAAAATGGCCGCAGGAGACGGACTCACAACAGTCTATCATCTTAATCGTCTTGCTGGCACTTTGCTCAATGGAGTGCCACAGTTAGACTTCAACGGTGCCGCCACAACATGGGGCAAAAACGTAACTGGAGTTCAAGTGTCTCGTGGCATTGACGCTCTAAACGCCATCTACGCATTTCGCAATGGTGGCAAAAACCTCTATCTTGATGTCCCTGGGGTTTTGAACATGATTTATAACAACACTATGGGACTTGGTGAAGACGAAGCCGCTCGGAGGATTGTTTCATAATGACATCCACACTTTCAGATATAGTCAATGAAACGCTGATAACCCTTTCTGGTTATACAGCACTTCAAGACCAGGCTACATCTTTGGCGGGCAATATGCTTGCTGGCGATTTAACTTTTACCACCAATGGCAATATTCAACTTTCCAAAGGGTTGGTTGAAATTGATGATGAACTAATTTGGATAGATAGTTATTCCAGTACAACCAATATTGCCGTTGTATCACCCTATGGGCGTGGTTATCGTGGAACAACTCCAGCCGCACACAGCGCTGGTACCCGCATAACACTTGCTCCATCGTTTCCCCGTTCGCAGGTAGAACGCAGCATTTCTGCTGCAATTGATGGGGTGTATCCAGATTTGTTTGGTATTGGAACAACCACATTTTCTTTTTCACCAGCAATAAACACGTATTCCATACCAGCAGATGTCATAGATGTAATTTCTGTTGCATGGCAAACTGTTGGACCCACCAAAGAATGGATACCAATTAAAGATTTTCGCCTTGATTTGGTCGCAGACCCAACTACATGGGCAACTGGCAAAACTATCACAATTTACAGTCCAGTAGTCGCTGGCCGAACTATATCTATTCGATATACAAACAAACCACCAACGCTAGTTAATTTAACAGATGTCTTTGAAACCGTAACTGGTCTTCCATCTTCCTGCCGCGAGGTTGTCGTTCTTGGGGCGGCTTACCGCATGGCAGCATATCTTGACCTTGGTCGCATTTCTACAGTATCCGCAGAGGCCGCCGCTGTAGGTGGTCAAGGAGCAAACCCAGTTGGCACTGGTGCAAATATGTCAAGACTTCTTAAACAAATGTATCAAGACAGACTTCTTGTGGAAATTCGTCGTCAACAAGAGCAATTCAAGCCGCGCGTACACAGAACCAGATAGGACAATAAATGACACTTCGCTATTACTCCAGTACTGCGCAAGATACAACTCTTACATTTAATATCACAAATGTAACATCAACCATGTCTGTAGGTTCCACCGTTGGCTGGCCAACTCAATACCCATTTACGCTTGCTCTTGATTACAACAACGCAAACGAGGAATTGGTTGATGTAACGAACGTATCTGGTCTTGTAGTTACAATAACTCGTGGTGTTGATAGTTCTACGGCTATTTCACACAACGCCGCCGCTCCTATTCGCCACGTAATTATTGCTCGTGATATACGCGAAGCCAATGCTCACGTCAATTCAACAATTGGCGCACATGGAGCACTTGATGTTCCAGGATATACAACCACCGTAAATACTGGTGGTACTACAAACCTCACCGCAACATCAACCACTCTGCAAGTTTTTACTGGTTCCTCTTTTGGACAATCTGTTGCTCTTCCTGATGTTGCAACTCTAAATATAGGTCAAAGATTTGAAATTGTCAATTATTCCAATTTTTCAGTTTCCGTCTTGACGTTTGCATTAAACAACCTTGGGTCTGTGGCACCAAATTCAAAAGCAATTTTTACATGTGCTTCAAACAGCGGAAATACAAGCGGTTCTTGGGTTTGGTATCTGTTTACTGGGTCAAAATTTTACACTGGAACTGCAACCAATGGTAATTCCTATGCCGTATTGCAAACGCAACCACAAATAAATCAGCCAACATTTGCAGATGTAACAGATGCCACAAAAGGTGTAATTGTAAATACCTCTGGTAACACAACCGCGACTACTGGTACTTTGGCAACTCAATTTACAACCGCCAAAACAGTCACAATTCCAGATGCAACAGATACACTTGTTGGTAGGGCAACTACAGATACTCTTACAAACAAAGACCTTACTTCGTCTACCAACAAGATTAACTGGTCTGCTTTTGCTGGCAAGAACGCCATCATCAACGGCGGTATGGACATATGGCAGCGCGGTATTTCTATCGCAATCCCTGCATCTCAAGTTTATAGTTCCAATTACAACGCAGATCGTTGGTGCACAGGAACGGGAAATACCAACCAAGCAATAACAATTTCGCGCCAAGTAACTGGAGATACTACAAACCTTCCAAACATTCAGTATTGCGCCCGCGTTCAGCGCAACGCTGCACAAACTGGTGTTTCATCTCAAGTATTTACTCAATCCTTAGAAAGTGCTAACGCAATTTCTTTGGCTGGCAAGCAAGTCACTCTTTCGTTTTATGCTCGCGCTGGCGCAAACTATTCGGCAACTTCCAACGCTCTAGTGCCTATTATCTACACAGGCACAGGTACCGACCAAAATGTAAATGCTGGTTATACGGGAGTGGTTTCAACTCCTTTAACAACCGCTACTCTTACAACCACATGGCAACGCTTTAATGGAACAATGACTTTGCCAAGCACGATTACGGAATTATCAGTCCTTTTCCAATTTACCCCAACAGGAACCGCGCTGGCCAACGACTACCTTGACATTACAGGCGTACAACTAGAACTTGGCTCAACCGCTACCACCTTCTCTCGCGCTGGTGGAAGTATCGGGGGAGAGTTGGCGTTGTGTCAGAGGTATTACATCAGATGGTCTAACATTTCTAGCGGATTTTTGGGTGGAACGGGTACGGGCGTATCTACTACGGTGGCGAAAATTGTCCACCAATTACCCGTAGAAATGCGCGTAGTACCGACATCTCTTGATTATTCCAGCGTATCTATTTTTGATGGAGCTGCAATTTTAACGGGTTCAACCCCAACGATTTCGGTGGGTGCGGGTACAAAAACAGTATCCATTGACAACACTTTGGTTAGCAGCGTTGTCCAGTATCGTCCTTATTTCAGCATTTCCAACGGTACGGGCTACATCGGATTAAGTGCGGAGTTATAAAAAATGACAACAACATTTCAAGCCTTTCTTAATCCAGACGGCACTTATTCAATCCACGCCATTATTGACAACGGCAACGACTCTTTTACTTCAATGTCTAAAGACACCTATTTTGCTCAACTAAATAGCGAGCCAACCCAAGCCGATTTAGATGCTATCGCTCAAGCCCAAGCAGATGCCCAAGCCAAAGCAGAGGCAGAGGCTACGGCTCAGGCTAATTTCACGGCGCAGTTGGCGGCTACTAATGCGAAGTTAGAGGCATTGGGGCTGACGGCTCAGGATATTGCGACACTCTTAAACGCGGCTAAAGCGTAATCCCACACCCGAAAGGCGCAATCATGCTCAAGGCAACAGTAAGTGATGGTAACCAATGACAATTAGCACAATAAGCGGCTACCACCATATTGCAGAAAGACCAGTATCGCCAATTGGTAAACCGTACGGTTCCAGTGTTACATGGACCAACAGTGATATTTTTTATGATTGTGCAATCGACGGCTTGCCATTTTGCTTTGCTACCAGCGAAAAGTATCCTTATGAACGTGCAACCGCCCAATATCGCAAAGAGCAAACGGATACCCAAAAAGAACCTGGTGAGCAAAGCATTACTGGTTGGTGGTTGCGTTCTCAATCGTCATTTCATTATGGTGCTGGAGCGCGTTACCAAGAGCCAATTATGGGCGAAAATGTTCAATATCGTTTTCACAAATCTGCTGGCGTTGAAGTATTTAATGCTGGTCGAGTTACACTTCTACCAGATGTAAGTCAAGTAAAAACCGTTGCGGGAACGCCGTTAATCATGTCTGCAAGGTATAACAACCTCGATATGGCATATTTTGCAGACGGTGCCAATCTTTATATGTACAATGGCACCACGGTTTCCACTGTTACCTGGGGTGGCACTGGAACAATTTTAGACATAACGAATGACGGCCAGTATTACTACGCAATCAATGCAACTGGTATTTATCGTGGTTTGCTAGATGGTTCTGCTGGTTCAAGCATATTTACAAACCCATCCTCGCTAGGTACGGTTACATCAGCCAAACTTGGCTATGCCAAACAGCGCGTAATTGCTGGCATCAACAATGCCGTATATGAGGTTGTCCCAATCTCAACCCTCAACATTGTTGCCACAAGCCTTGTATCCAACGTGGGCACAATTTGGACTGCTACCCCGCATAACTACAATGTAGGCTATCAGATTACCCTTGCTGGTGGTTCGCTTAACGCCGCCTATGCTGGCACTTGGGTTGTAACCTCAATTACATCCCCAACCTCTTTTACCATTGCCCACACTAACGCAGATATTGCATACGCCTCTGGTACACTTGGCACATCCGTTATGGTCGCCAACAACAATGTGCCAATTTATCAACACCCATCCTCTACATGGGTTTGGACTGGAGTCTGTGATGGACCAAACGCAATCTACGTTTCTGGCTATGCTGGAACCTCTGGGGCAATCTTTCGTCTCGCTCTTGACACCACTGGAGCAGTGCCACTGCTTAACAAAGCACTCACGGCGGCAGAAATGCCACAAGGAGAGTATGTAACCGCCCTTGGCTCATACCTTGGCAAGTATCTGATTATCGGTACCAACAAGGGTGTGCGTGTTGGACAGATTGATACTTCTGGTTGGTTGTCGTCTGGCTACATCACCTACGGTCCGCTTACCTTTGTCACCTCTGGTTTTGACACCGTTACAAACACAGTGCTTAATGGTTCGCCAGTTACTAGCGTTGCTTTCCAAGACCGCTATGCCTACTGCACGGTAACAAACTACATTGACAATGGCGACGGAACATTCTGTTCTGGGTTGGTCAAGATTGACCTTTCCAAAGAGATTGCAACTAACCAATTTGGATATGCAAGCCATCTTAGGACGCCAACCGTAACCGCCGCTTGTTCTGCCGTGGCAAGCCTTGGCCAGAGCAACCTTTTAGTAATGGGCTTTGCGGGCGTTGGTATTTATATCCAAAACAACAACCTTGTTTCTTCTGGTTATTTGCAAATTGGGCAAATAAGACAATTTACCCTTGAAGACAAACATTTTGAATTGCTCAAATTGCGCGTACAGCCAAATCAGACTGGAAGTCTAAATACATTTGTTGTGAGACCAGACCAAAGCATTTCTCTTCTTATTAACACGGATGACACATTTGATTACACTCAAGATTTAACAGCAATTGATTCCATTGACACCAGCCCACAACAGTCAATTGGTTTGAAATTTCAACTACTTGCCTCTGCTGGGCAACAAGTTGGTTCAGAGGATGTTTTCTTGGGTTATCAGTTAAAATCCACCCCAGCCGTTAGGCGGCAAAGACTTATACGTTTGCCATTGCTTAATTATGATTTTAACAGAGACAGAAATAATGCCACCTATGGATACAAGGGTGCCGCCGCTTTTAATTTAGCGGCTCTTGAAAACATAGAATCTGATGGAGACGTAATCACTTATCAGGATTTTAGCACTGGTGAGCAAGTTCGTTGCATTATTGAAGAACAAAAATACACCAGAATCACCGCCCCAGATAGAGCCTTCTCTGGTGATGGTGGGGTTTTGTATTGCACTATCCGTACTGTCTCATAAGGAATCTAATGAATCTCAACTCCTGGGCCGACTGGGCCCTTATTTTGTCAGGCTTTGGCGCTTTTCTTGGCGGCCTTGGAACTGGCTTTCTTGTTGTTATCCGCCACGTGGTTGACAAGAAATTTGATACTGATGTAAAGCCAGTCCTTGAAAACTTAACACACGCAGTCAAAGAACTCAAGCCTAACGGCGGTGGAAGTCTTAAAGACACCGTTAACAAGATTTGGGACACGGTTCAGGACCTTACAAAGACAGACGGTAATCACGAAGCACGATTGGACGCATTGGAGAAAGAGTGAAGTTTTTTCACAAATTAGCAGACCTGGCCTCGTACTGGTTGGGAACACCCCAATCAATGCTTGCACACGCGCTATGGTGGTTAATTTGGTTTACTCTCCCCGTTGAGCCAAATCCGTACTCGCTTTTGACACTTATCGTCTCACTTGAGGCCATTATCATGTGTATATTGCTGTTGAACTCTGACGCACGCCAAGGTGAAAGAGACCGCAAAGCGGTCAAGAAAGACCTTGATGTTGACGTGGAGACGAACAAAACGGTTAACAAGATATGGGAGCATCTAAAGAATGACCGACTATAAACCAAGACCAGGTGATTTGGGCATTGTCCGAACCAATGGTTTTGCAGCACGCTTAATCCAGTTAGGCACGTTGTCTAGGTGGAATCACGTATTTATCTATATTGGCAATGGTTTAATTGTGGAGGCTACGCCTAGCGGCGTACGCCTTGGCTATGTCACACAGTACACCAACATTGTTTGGAACAAACACCAAATCTGGTATAACGAAGAAGAGAGCCGCGAGGCTATCGTTAAAGGAGCCTTTAAGGCTCTTGCCAAGCCATACAATTGGGTAAATATCCTCACAATTTTTTTCCGTATTATCGGACTCAAGGTTTTGGCCAATACCAAATTGATGAAAAAACTAGCAGAGAAAGATGGCTACATCTGCTCTGAACTTGCCGAGGAACTTTATGTTAATACGGGCAATGCGCTCGTAACCAAACTTGCTGGGGTTACAACCCCTGGCGACCTTATCGAAGCGGTGGTGTTCATGTGACCGAAGTAATTTTAAGCAACCCAGGCAACTGGAGTGTTAACCGAGATGGCCATAAAATCATTCGTGGATATTTCCATAGAACCGCAGTAAAGGGCGATACAGCCGTTGGCGAGGGCGAGTACTTTCACAACCATTGCGTCAAGGCTTCATTTGACTTTGTAATTGACCTTAATGGCAAGGCTATTGAATCTGTCATGCCAAAAGACACAGCATGGGCTGTAAACGAGTGGGACGAGAACGAAATCTCTGTATCCATTGAGTTTACTGGTTTGAACGGTACACCGCTTACAATGGCCCAGATTAACGGAGCAATCCAAGCAATCAACCAAGAGACAAACCTTCGTCGTATCGCAAAGCACAGACTCTCCATTTCTGAGATTCCACAACGCCTTGTATCTGGCTGGGGTAACCACAAAGATGTCACCGTAGCCTACAACATTGCTGGTGGACACACAGACGGTATTACAGAAACAGAAATACAAGCCATTTTCAATGGCATAGTGAACTAGGGGAAACCATGAAAAAAACAATTATCTATTCGTACTTACGCCATTTGGCTGTTGGTGCTTACTTGGCCGCTCGCGCCTATACAAGCGCTAAGGGTATTTCAATTACCTCATTTTCAAAGGGTGAGTTAATCTGGACCGCTCAGGCAGTTTGGGCAGCGGCAGTACCACAAATCCGCCATACTGTTCCAGCATTTGTGAATCTCTACCTCAAGAAGAAGTTTCCAGCCCTTGGCATTACCTTGAAGGATTTGGAATTTTCCGCATCTCAACCAGATGTTGAAACAGACCAAGCGGGCAAATGACCGCTATCCAAATAACCACAGATGTCCTCAGTAACGGTGACCTTGGAGAGTTGACCCTTGCGGTACAGCATTTTGTACCCAAGATTACAACAGCAGTGGGAAAGCCAGCCGTTACGGTCAGCACCACGGCATCTCCAGAGGCTTGGGTTGTTCATCTAACCGAAGCAAATCGTAAGATTGGTGCTAGTGGTTACCACATAAGCATCAATGGCGTCCCAGTGGCATATTGCTCCCCAAGAGCCGCTGGACGCCTTTACGGTCACTACATCCCCGCATTGTGGACAAAAGCCACAATTGTCAAAGGCAAGGTAATTGTCCCAGCCCGTCTAGTACATGGAGAGTTATTCACTCCTGGCCTAATCACGGTTGTTTGCCACGAGATAGCAGAGATGCTTGCAGATGGCAATGTTGAGACCTATACCCAGCCTAACGCTAAGGGCGAAGAGTGGCTCCTAGAGCCGTGCGATTGGGTCTTTGGGCAGTATTTCCAAGAGACCATCAATGGTACAGTCTGCGTCTATCCGAACGTAGCATTGGATGCCTACCACACGCTTGGTGCTCCTGGTCCGTATGACCTGATTGGCAAGATAACTGCTCCTTTCCAGTTAATCAAGCCAGCCTACGCATACAAGAAATCCCCAACTGGTCCAGTACCAGTGGTCTACTGAATACCCTTAAAACGCCCCAGAATCGGTTTTAAGGCTACAAAGAAGCCCCACCAAGGTAATCCCTTGGATGGGGCTCTTTTGTCGTCTCTGGACTAGAAGTTTCTATTGGCAAATGGGTAGATTCTTAGTGTGACATCTGAGGTTGCGGCATAATTTTTGAGTTCTTCTGCCAGTTGTTCACGTTCTAAAAATGCTTGTGTTAGCACTTGAATATCCCGATTTTCTCGGTTGATTTCCCACTCGGTTCTGTTCATTTCCACTTCATCTTCACGGTCTTCGTATTCAAGACCATCGTTAAATCCTTGTTGGTAGCCTTGATTTAAGCCAAATTTGTTGCCTATTACCCATCCCCTTTCATGGCCTATTGAATAGGCCGATGATGTTCGCAATCTAATTTCTTCTTTCACAAAGAAGGAATTAAGTATCCAGTTTTTAACAAGATTTGACATCTGAAATCTCCTATATATAATGGGAACCAAACAGGTTCCCTATCTGATATCTATACGGAGACGGCCCCAAAGCCGTCTCCTATATCTCTTATATTTAATTATACACACAACCCAAACGGGTTGTCAAATATTGGTCGTCGGGCGTGCCCGACAGTAATTCTTATAGCGTAATTTGACAACAACCAAACACTGTGTCAGACTACCGCCATGACAGTACAAATTGACAACGAAGCACCATTACCAGAATACGCAAGTTACTCCGCAATCACCTCATACCTAGCCTGTGGTTGGGCTTACTACCTTGGACGCATGCTCAAACTCAAGGGACCAGATTCGGTTTGGTCCGTAGGGGGTTCAGCCTTCCACCTAGCGGCGGAAAATTATGACCGAAGCACCGTTTGACCTTGAACTTTACTGGGGTCCAGAGGATGGTATTCTCATGGAGTTACCCAAAATCAAGAGTCCAATTGGCATAGATAGACCTGAAACGGTCTACATCAACAACTCGGTCTACAAGATTTTCAAAGCAAGTGAGTTCCCAAATTTAGCGCCCCAAAATGGGGTAACACACATTGGAGTTTATTTTGACACAGCATGAGCAGTTATGGAAAGAGGCTTGGAAAGTCTGCCTAGGTGATAAAGACCTAAAGACAGCCAAGGTTGGTGGTCGTGCTACCAAGGCTAATCCCAACAAGGAAGACGTCAAGTGGTGGAACGAGCAAGGTCCAAATTTTGTGTTGGATTACATTGAGTGGCGTAACGATAATCCACATTGGAAAATCTGGACAACGCCAGACGGGCGTCCAGCAATCGAACTAGAACTTGAAGTGCCTATTGCCGATATCCAAATCAAGTGCATCATTGACCGCATCTTTGAGGTTGACGGCAAGTTGGTCATCATTGACCTAAAGACATCTTCAAGCGAGCAGTATCTATCATCACTCCAACTTGGTTTTTACAAGTTGGCTATCGAGATTGCTTACGGAGTAGAGGTCCGTTATGGCAATTTCTACATGGCCCGCAAGGCCGACCTGTCAGACTGGATTGATTTGTCAGATTACAACTACGAGAAACTTTCGTTTTTGGTAGCGCAATTTGACAAAGCCAGAAAGTCTGGTATCTTTATACCTAACCAAACAAATTGCAAACTCTGTGACTTTAATCAGGTCTGTGATTTTTCTACAAAGAGGGAGACAAAAGTTGATAGATGACGCAACCATGGGTGAGTTAATTGAGGCTTGGGATAAGGGCCTTATCACCCGTGACGAGTTTAGGTCTTTCATAGGCCTTCATACGCGCCCAGTACCAATGCCTGGTACTAGCGCACCTAACGAATCTCACCAACCACCATACGGAATTGTTTTTAGCACACCAGTTCAATTTGGTGGATTTGCTACAGACGACAACCGAGATAGAGGGTACTAATGGCTGAGGATTGGAAGTTACAAGTAAGTTTTAAGGTTGGTCAGGACATGATTAACGTCCGTGCCAACACTGGTGCCGAGTTGGCTATTCTGCTTGGTGACATTTCAGAGGACGAGTTGGCTACGCAAATTGCGGCTGTTGCAAAGCAGTTGAACGGTGCGTCAACACTTGCCCCTTTATCAACGGGTGGTTCCACTCAAAGCCAGGCGCCTCAAGCGCCATCAGGAACGGGTTGGGCACCACCAGTGTCAAATACACCAGTACCAACGTGCGTCCACGGCGCGCGAATCTACAAGTCGGGAACTTCGTCAAAGACGGGGAAGCCTTACGCGTTCTGGAGTTGCCCACTTCCACAGGGCCCAGAGCAGTGCAAGCCAGCAAACTAATAGACCAACCAATGTTCTAAGTCGGGGATTGTGTTTCGCCCAATCCATTGCTTAGAAACACTCTACCGCCCGTAAAGGCGGGCACGAAGTTCAAGCCTTCACGGTGGAGACCTAATTAACAACAAGATGAAAGGGGTAAGACATGAAGACATTAACTCGTTCTGTTGGGCGAGCATCAATCGGTGGCGAGCCCCTTCCTTCTTGCTATAACGCATTTGACAGTCAGCAGATTGTCTTGCGTCGCTCGGAACTGTCGGTTATCGCCGCTGTTCCTGGTGCTGGTAAGTCTATGTTGGCCCAAGCGCTTGCGCTTAAAATGAAGGTTCCAACCCTATACATCTGTGCGGACTCAAGCGCACACACAATGGCAATGCGTTTAGCATCCATGATAACCAATAAGTCGCAGACAGATGTAGAGCGGTTGTTAACAGAGGACGTGGGTTGGACTCGTTCTGTACTGGCAAGGGGAAGCCATATACAGTGGTCTTTTGAGTCCAGTCCATCCCTTGAAGATATTGCCGAAGAGGTAAAAGCATTTGAAGAAGTATGGGGCCAAGCCCCAGAGTTGATTGTGATTGACAACCTGATGGACGTAGCCACCGACGGTGGCGAAGAGTTTGCCTCTATGCGTGCCATTATGAAAGAGTTGAAGTATTTAGCCCGTGCGACAAACGCCGCCGTGCTAGTTCTTCATCACACATCCGAGGCGGTGCAGGGGACCCCTTGTCAACCTCGGTCAGCCCTCCAAGGCAAAGTAGCGCAACTACCTGCCTTGATACTGACACTCGGACAGGTGGGTACCACACTTGCAGTAGCGGTGGTGAAGAACAGGTACGGGCGCGCAGACGCCAACGGAACATCTGTAATGGCATACCTTGCCTTCAACGGTGAGTATTGCTACGTCAACGACATACCAGAGAACGCGTGAGGATATGACAGCCAAAAAGAAACCGCCAGTAATTGACATGAAGGCTTTTCAAGCCGTATTTGTCGAGGCAGAGCAAGTGATGAAAGCAAACCTAGTAAAACTTATTAAGTCTCGTCTTGATAAGGAAACCAATTTTGATGCCAGAATGGCATATAAAATCTGTATTAAACTAATAGAAACGGGTACGTTAGATGATGTTATTGCTGTTGATTCTGTGGTTCCTGAAACGAGCATAGATGGTAACGAGAGCGACACACAAGGCACGGGGAGCGGGGTACGAAATTGACACAAGGGACGAGTTCAGGGCAAGAGGCTACTCAGCCGAAAGGTTGGCTAGAGCGGGCTCCAAAGATGAAGGTGACGTTTCAGTATCCAAGTGGCTCCAACGAGAACACGTGGTTATCGAATGTAAAGCCCCAGGAAGTTCGGGACGTATTGATTTACCTGGATGGCTTAGAGAAGCAAGCCGCGAACGAGGTTTCTACGCTAAGGCGCGCGGTCTCAGCGAAACTAGCGTCTTACCAGTAGTCTTAATTAAAGCGAGAGGAAAATCTTTTGAAGATTCATATTTGGTCATACGACTTGGGGATGTGTTGTGAGTGAGTTACCAGATATTGGACGAGTCCTTGAGCATTACGGCTGGCTCGCTAACAGGTCGTCAGGTAGTGGCCCTATCACTTGCCCTTTCCACGATGACAGACACGCTAGTGCGGGCATCAATTTCAAACTTAACTTGTTCAATTGTCTTGCCTGCGGAGTCGGCGGAAATTCATTACAAATCATCGCACTACGAGAGGGAATAAGTGTCAACGAAGCACGCGAGTTCGCAAAGAGAATTGTTGGAGCAGGCGACAACCAACTACGCGAAGGACATAGATATGGCGGCGGACTACCTCAACCAAAGGGGTATAACCAGAGAAGCGGCCTTGTCGGCGCGATTAGGCGTAGTCAGTCAGCCTGAGATTGGACATGAAGCCTATATTGGACGCCTTGCGATTCCTTACATTACGAAGACTGGAGTTGTTGACATCCGATTTAGAGCGCTTAACCCCGCTGTTGAACCAAAGTACATGGGAATGGCGGGAGCAGTAACCAAGTTGTACAACGTAAAAGATGTAGAAAGGGCGGGGGACTGGATTGCGGTTTGCGAAGGAGAGTTGGACACGCTTACTCTTAGTAAGTGCGTTGGTATCCCTGCTGTTGGGGTTCCTGGGGCTAATAGTTGGAAGGCACATTACTCACGGATTTTGGCCGACTTTGAGCGCATATATGTTTTCGCTGACGGAGATAACCCTGGGCTTGAGTTTGCTCGTGGTTTGGCGAGAGAACTCCCTGTAACGGTTGTTCAGTTACCAGACGGGGAAGATGTAAACAGTTTTTATGTAAAGCATGGAAAAGAAGCACTATTAGAGAAAGCGGGACTAAATGAAGCACAAGTGTGACGTGTGTCTTACAGAGTTTGACACACTAGAAGAGTTGGGCAAGCACTTCCAAGAAGTGGGTGCAGTACTAACTGCAACAGCAACGACAAGGAGTCTGGCATGATTATTGGATTGTCGGGCTATGCCCAATCTGGCAAAGACACAATCGCCAACATTCTTGTTGAGAAGCATGGCTGGAAACGCCTTGCATTTGCTGACAAGATTAAAGAGTTCCTGCTTGCCACCGACAAAGGTGGTCTGTTAAAGACGGAGGTGGATACCTTTGGCTGGGATGCTGTTAAGCAAGACCCAGACATACGCGAGGCTCTCCAAATCCTGGGCGTAGCCGCCCGCGAGGTCTTTGGCGAATACTTCTGGGTTGACCAAGTAATGGCTCAAGTCCTTAAAGATGGTACAAACTACGTCATCACAGACGTTCGCTTCCCAAACGAATTAGAAGCAATCCGCTCTGCTGGTGGCAAGGTTGGTCGTATCTCTCGTATGGGCATAAACGCTGTCAACGAACATGAGTCCGAGCACGCTCTCAGCGGCGCCAAGTTTGACTTCTACATTGAGAACGATAACGACCTTAAAGAACTTGAGGAAGCAGTTGAGTTCGGCATTAGGGAGTGGGCTAAGTGACCCAACCCATATCAGTAAAAATTTATGGTAGTTCATACGAAGTTAAGTATGACTACCAATCAACCGAAAACAATGGTTTGTGCACGCCAGATAAAAATTTAATACAGATTGTGCCAAACCTACCAGCGGGTAAAACATTTCGAGTGCTCATGCACGAGATTGTCCATGCCCTTATCAACGAAAGTCCGTTAAGAAACAACAAGCATTTCCGAGAAGAAGAGGTCGCAGACCTGCTTGGTTTTCACTTCATAGACATGCTTAAAGACAACCCAGAAATAGTCAAGTGGCTAAATAAGGAGATGAAAGCATGACTGGTTCACACCCAAAAGTAAAGATTGAAAACGGCAAGAAAGTTTACGGACCATACAAAGGCTCCGAGCAAAACGGCGGACGTCCAGTTGAGGTCATTGCCAAGAAGGTTGGTAAGCGAACTGTCACGGAAACACAGAACGCCGCTCGTCATATCTATGAAGAAAAGAGTGGAAATACACTTCCCAAGAACGTAGATGTTGACCACAAGAACAACAAGGGTCGCAAAGGCGGTCCGAAGAATGACACAATGAGTAATCTTGACCCGCTATCTCATGGGGCAAACGTAGCCAAGGAGAATAAAGTGCGTACTGGAACCAAACATAAGAAGGCTTCTAAGTGAAGGTAATCGTCGCTATTAGCGACCTCCAGGTTCCCTACCACGACAAGCGCGCAGTGAACAACATAGCATCATTCATCAAAGAGTTCAAGCCCACCGAGGTTGCTACCGTTGGTGACGAGATGGACTTCCAGACCATCAGCAAGTGGTCACGCGGTACCATCATGGAGTTTGAGGGTTCCATTGGCAAGAATCGTGACGAGACATGTCGCATCCTTGAGCAACTTCAAGTCACTCGCATGGCTCGCTCTAACCACACTGACCGCTTGTTCAACTATGTTAGCCTAAAGGCTCCAGGCTTGCTTGGGCTACCCGAATTAACACTACCAAATTTCCTTCGCATGAAGGAGTTAGGAATTACATACCATGAAGACCCTTACGAAATCGCGCCTGATTGGCTCCTTATGCACGGCGATGAAGGTAACCAAAACTCTACTGCTGGTATTACTGCTCTTAATCTTGCTAAGCGTACTAACAAGTCTGTCGTTTGTGGGCACACTCATCGTCAGGCTGTTGTCCCTTATAGTCAATCTTACGGCGCTGATGATACTCGTACCATCTACGGCTTTGAGACTGGCAATCTTATGGACTGGTCTAAGGCTAAATATATTAAAGGTGGACTCTTCAATTGGCAAAAAGGTTTTGGCCTTCTCTATGTTGACGGCAAAACAGTTACTCCTGTGGCCATTCCTGTCCAACGAGACGGCTCATTCATTGTTGACGGATACCGTTGGGGGTAAATCAAATTAAAGTTACATGGGAGCGTATAGCGCCATGGTCTTACATTGTTGACAATGTTGCTAGTGAATATCACAAAAAATTTGATGTGTGTGATATAGAGGACATTCGCCAAGAACTGCTTGCGTGGTTTTTACAGCATCCTCGTAAATTTGCGGAGTGGGAAAACTTAGCGGAGAAAGATACAAAGAATCTTCTTTATCGCTCACTTCGCAATAGAGCCTTAGATTACTGTCAATATTGGAAATCAAAATCTCTTGGATATGAGTATGACGACTTATTCTTCTATACACCAGAAATGGTAGAGACATTACTACCAAGCGTCTTATTGGGCCATACTGATGCTTTGCCTTTGAACATTCTCGGCAAGTCGAAAACCACGACACTTGTGAGCGAGGGCAATAATCTGCAAGTGATGCTTGCGGAGATTTCCAAAATTTGTGTTGGACTTTCTGCACCTGACCAACAAGTGTTACAAATGCGTTTCGCATTGGGTTATGAATACTCCGATATCTCTAAGTTACTTGAGTTGAATACTGAGGAAGCGGCCCGCCAAAGAGTTCGTCGCGCTGTTAAAAGGATTATCAACGCTCTTGGCGGATACCGCCCTCAGATAGATGAAGACTCTCCATCAGAAGAAACGGACATAACTCCTGATGAAGAGCCCTCGTATGAAGAGTTGGTCTGAACGTCGGGCACGCCCGACATTAGATTTATTCCTTAACTATCTCCTTCAATGAAGTTAAGAAATCAATCATGTCCTCGTAATCGTCGTCAGACATGCCATCAGCCATCAGTTGCTTCTTGAGACCAGGTGCATTTTCTAACAACTCTTCGATATATTCTCTATTGAGTTTTGTCATTTACCTCTTTCTGTTATCTGTTGAGTAGAAGCCCTGCCCACGGAATACCGCAGGCGGAGCCGAGTAGATGCGGTTCATCCCACTACCGCAACATATTGGTGCTATGGCTTCATCAGACATAGACCTGATAACCTCTTGTGTGCCCCCGCAGGTTGCACAAATATAGTCATAACTGGACAGTATCTATCACCTTCCAATCTTCGTTCTGAAAACCGATTCCAAACTCAAGCCACTCTTCTGGCGTGAGCCAATAGAAAACTTCATCATCAAAATCATCAAATGGATGATTTTTGGTGTCGTTTCCCCAACCGTCTGGTATAAGCGCAAAGGTGCGCATATCCATCTCGCCAGAATCTTTCCACTTAACAACGGCGTCTCTCATTCTTGGTACGTCTATTAAATCTGCACAATTTCGGCAACTACAATCACACAATTGATTTCTCCTTACAGTTCAACAAGGGCAATGCCCCTTACTTGGTGGATGTCTTCTTCAAGGTGATATGTCCAACCATTTATGAATTTTTTGTTGTCTTCTAATCCGAAAAGATACTTTTCATTCATATAAAGTTTTACATCTTCTTGGTCTACACCTTCCACTACATCAAGTACCAATATAATCTTGCTCATGGCAGGTTCTCCTTCATTTCATCGTGTAGTCGGTCTGGGTCTTCTTCATACATCTCCACTTCGTCTGGCTCCATATTGCATCTCCAGCATGGACAGTAGTTCATTTTTCACGCCTCCACTCACGAGCAGTTTTTCGCAAATCTTCTGCATGGATAACGCTTCCATCATTTCTTCCATCTAAAACCAATGGAAATTCATCTTGCCCCCTAGCGATTATCATCCAATCTCCACGACATCCGCAGTCACATCCATCAACTAATCCTTGCTTTCTTAGCGTCCTAAATTTTGCAAGAGCAACCTTCTTAGGTACTTCGAGGATTTCTGCAACCTGAAAACAATTCGTCCAATTGGATATGTTGGGGGTAAGCGCAAGGGCTTTTCCAATCGCCGTAAGGAAATCCTCAGTAGAAATATCTTTAGCCTGCACGATTCTCACCCCTAGCGATAGCGTTCATAACATCATCACGGTCTAAGTAGAAGGCCGCTCTTTTATACGCTTCGGTTTCTGTGTATTCAGGTAATTCTCCAATCTCCCGCGCTATCTGCTCGCCAATCTCAAACCGAAACTCACAATAGCAATAATGCGCCGTTGGTTTATCGGGGAAGTAGTAAGTGCTTTCAGTTCCACAACCCGCGCAGGGTAAATCTTTTAGGTAACTCACTTCTCCACCTCACTTTGTTTGTACCATTGACTTAAAGGGTGATGCCGACATACGCAACCAAATTGACCTTTGGCAAAGCAAGGACTTTTACCCCTGCAAAATCTACGGCGCATACGGATACGCCACAGTTGATAGTGTTCTCTCACCTACATCACCTCGTCTAATCGTTGGGCTATGTCTAGATAGGTAGGGCAATAAACCAAGACTGCAATAAACCCATCTTCATCGGTAACTTGAGTTTTAGGACATTCCTTACATCTGCGAATACAAGTTGGGTCGTTAGGGTCGCATTCTTTGTCGCAAGCCGCATCTCGTTTCGGCTCATGCCTAACCAACACATCTCGGTTGGCTAGGAGAGAGGCGCGAAAGTTGCGACCAACAACTATTTCACCCTCGCCAAGCCAGTTAAGTTCGTAGTCAATCCACGCCAAGTATTCCTCGGTTGTGTGTTTCATTTGGAATCTCTATTCCATAAATATCCGCCAATTTGAACCCCTACACATATTCCAAACAAATTCATACCGATTATCGCCAGAGTTACGGCTGTCTCTAACATCCTTCTCTCCCTTCTATGAATTGCTCAGTAGTCATGTAGGTCTTAGTACTCATTCCGTTACCCCCATAATCGCTTTGGCTTGTGCTACTGATTCAGGGCAAGGATAAGACGCTCTGTATTCTGAATACTCGCAAATCTCACACAAATCACCCACATTTGTTTCAAGTCGCTTATGCCTCTCAAAGAACGCTTTGTGGGCGAGCCATGAGTTGTGATTTGGTAACCCAAAAACAAGGCCATCTGTAAATCTATTTATTTCTTCATAATCTTTTATCCCCGCTTCAACCCGCTTCTGCGCCTCTTGAACAATCTCTAGGTCGGTCATAGCAACCCCTTAATTTCAGATAAAACTGCCGTGTAAAAGAACGAAATCCAAAGACATTGTGGGATTGATAGGTGTTGATGGAACGAAAGACCTGCGAAGAACACAAGCCCTGCGGTATACAACAAACCAATTAAGAAACCAACAAATTTTTTCATTTCAACCACCGCACTAGCGGTGCAATAATTTTTTTCATTGTTTTACAAACAACCCTTTCTCGTTGCGCTCGCGGTGAGCATTGTCAGTGTATTTTTTTTGTGTTGAAACTACCACGGTAATGCCGAGTAACCCCATCAACCTACAATCCTCTATTGATGGTTGCATGCCAGCCATTGCCATGCGCTCTCCTGCGGTCTTACCGCCCCATATTCCCCATTCTAGGTTGTCGCGCTCCATACCCAGTTCGAGACATCTATCTTTAACTGGGCAAGCATTGCACAACTCTATAGCCTCCTTTGTCTTTTGAGTGACCTTGATGTTGCGTTTCTTGGGGTCTCCACCTCTAGGCAATACTGGGAACCATTGGTCAGGATTGGCCTTGCAGGCGGTCTCCAATCTGTTTTCTCCTATTCACTAGTGCTTCTTGGATGTTGATGTAATTGTCCAGATTTCTTATTATCCTGCCAGCAAGCCTATCAGAATCATCTTTGTTGAATCCATGATAGTACAACTTATCGGCAAGTTTCTTGCGCCTCTCAGGCTGGTTCAATCTTCACCTCAACATCTATTAAATGTCTATCTATGTCTTCGTCGGCATAGAAGTTGGCTAGGGCATCATCTTTGTCTTTGCCTCTTACTTTGTAGAGGTTTACTTCTGTGACTATGAACTCTTCCATTATCTTCTCCTTCTTCCCCATGTTCTGCTTGTGTAGTTCTTATTAGGTATTACATCTTTAACTTTTTTAGTCATACGCAGTACTCGTCCGCTTCGTGTGAACAACCGCAATCTGCCCAAGGGTCATCACAACATTCACAGAATATCAAATCTTCTCTGCTTGTTGCTGACCTAACTATTCTTTGGTCCATGTAATTTTTATTATCAATCACATGCCTAACTGGCTCGCCCATTAGCGCCATCCTACGGTATTTAGATACTCTGTAACTTCAATCTGCCCGCGTCTGCGGGTGTTTATTTGCACGGCCCTAACGGCACCGTAATATCTTCCACGCCCCAAATTGGCAGTTTGTCTTATGTAACCACGACCATATCTGGGATAAACACCAAGACCTCTCATATAATCTCTCAAATGTCTTGCGTGTGTTTCTATCTCAAAACCCGTAATGAGTTCAAAGTAGACGACGCCGTTGATTTGCATATAAACCGCGGCTGCATTTGGCAACCACGAAAAGTGTGCTAAATCGGTTTCATGCATTGCGCTTTGGCCAATGTAGTTTTTATTTTTTACACTATGTTTCACCAGTGTCATTGAATTTCCCTTTCTTCACCCATTACGTGTACGATTGTCCGATACTCGCTCAATCTAATTAATTCAGGGGTTCCTGTTCTGCCACTCCTAAGGATTATCTCGCCCGTTGAAGTGACGTAGGCTATCACATCATTGTCGGCTGAGTTTGGTTGGTAGTTGACGCCTTGATAGCGCCAATAAAGTCTACCCATATTGGTTATCGCGTAGTAAATATATTCATCTCTAGCATTTGGTAATGCGGCAAAACGTGGTATAGTGTCCACCGAGGCGTGAAGATGACTCACATCATGAAGCATTGTCGGCGGTGATGAATAATAATAATCTCCCCTCGTAGACTGTGGTGTGACCATTATCTGTCCAAAATAATTTCTGTTTTTAACCTTGCTTTTTACTCTTTCCATTTATTCGCCTCTTTTCTAGTACACATGGTAAAACCTACCATTCACGTGGTTAATGATTCTTCCATTTGTTATGTAATCAAATCGTGAAACCGAATTTGCCATTGATGTGGTCCGCAAATATTCGCCAAGAAGTGCTACCTCTTCGGCCCATCGCCCAAGAGCCGCTGGACGCCAATAAATATCTCCGTTTAGCATTAATGCAAAAATAATCGAACCGCCCACCCCTCCCGAAACGGGAAGTTCTAATGGTGATTCCTCTCTCATGTAGTGAGTAAACCCGTTGTTTAATCTAACTCTATTTTGTCCTTCTGTTGCAAGATATGGGTGGGGGAGGCGTTCAACGTCTTCTGGAAAATGAATCCGTTGACCTAAATAATTTTTATTACTAACCCTACTTTTTACTCTTTGGCCCATTAGTACCAACTCCATCTTTGCCAGTGCTCCCAAGCCCTACAGGGCGTTATGTATCTATACGAAATGTAATTAAGTCCACGAAGTATCTGCTCCGTAGGTGGGGTTAACGGGCTGAGACCAAGCAACTGAGGGATTCCCCCTGCTTTTAGACCCTGACTTGTCACTGTATCTAGTGCTTTAGGGTCCCAACCCGATTCCTTACCCCATAAATTTTGGAGACATGCGAACTGTTTATTTGTCCATGCTTGTAATTGGTCATAGGAGAAAGCAAGACTGTCTGTGCGAGTCCATGAATGTTTAATTTTTTGTGTTGAAACATGTTGGCTTGCTACATCTGTCCTAGACCCGTTGATGCCCATACCAATCAGGAGGGCAATGGCGGAAGCCAAGAACACCCAAAGGGGCCAGTTATCCGAGCGCCCGTTACTCATTATATGCCTCCGAAGGTAGGGCTCCTGCGAGCGCTTCATACTTCTTGGCTAGTTCCCTCTGACCCGCGTTACGGGCGAGTTCTGCCCTAGCAAGGTAATACTTTCTCTTACCTGGACCAATGTACTTCACTGGTTCGTTCACATCCACAATATCTCCTAACTCGTCGGGCGTGCCCGACATTCCGAAAGGTGGGTGGGCTACCGTATAATCTACAAGACCAGTAGCCCACTCTCTTCAACGCGCCAGTATTAGGCGGTGAACACCTCTGTGTATCCCCGCAAGCGGCTCTCGCTTGTGGTTACGCCCGTTTGGACGTGCTTGTACTTGCCGTTTGGCAACTTCACCCATACGGATGAATCCTTGAAACGGCTGTTGCCCTTCTTTGCCTTGACGATGACAACCTTCTCAGCGTTGTGAGCGTCGTCTAGGGCATGTACTGCTGATACTGCCGCGGCGTGAGCCGCACTTGTATTTGCTGACATGATTTGTTCCCTTTTCTGTAGTTTGATTTGACTAGTCCAGTCAAACATCCTAATACCGATTTGGTATCAGGAATTCTAGTATCCCGTATTTCTCCTGCCTGGCACAAAGCACAGGCAGTTATCCATAATCGTGTCGCACTCCACACAGGTGTTACAGTGCTCACAATATCCAAATGTCCACACCCTGTCAAAGTCCATGACCTTTTTGCAAGCCTTGCAAATTATGTCTATGGAATTATTGTCAAGGTCGTCCCAACCCGCATCTTTGTACTCAATCTGCTTTCGAGTGGGTTTAGTATCCCCACTCCCCGAAGGCGAGTTGTTCTTCGTAGTAGGGATTGGGATTGGTACTTTTGGGTCACGCACCACCCCATCTTGGTCCACCGCAACCTGATGGGTTACGCACCACGGATGTGAGCCATTGGTGCCAGCCATGCTACATGACGGCGCCATATGGAACATTGGGTTGCGACCATAGGCATCATTCCACGAGAAGTCGTGGGTGAAGCAGTAGGCCCACTTTGTTTTGCGCCCAATGGCCACACATTCTTTCTCTACTTGGTGGTAATAGACCTTTGTCTGAGCCTGCTTTGCGAAGTCGTGCTTGTTCATTAGGATGTAAGAGATTTCCTTCCTGCCATCCTTCGAACGAGTCATCATCCAAACTGCTTTTGGGTCGCTCTCCGTCCATTCCAACTTCTTATCGAACCTCATTGTGCACAAGAAGCAGTATGGAAGGTGACCGTTACGGTCATCTACTGGGTGGGTGTTATCTTCATTGTCGCATTCCGCTGGCAGGTACTCGCCTTGTTGAAATATGCCCAAGATTTCTTCATCTCTTCGCGTATTCACGTTCCAGCATCTTGTCAGATAGGATTCGTCTCGGTCTTGATAGTATTTTTGTGTTGGTGGTGGCGTAGCCCTGCGACTACGTGCCCCTCGGTGATAAGAGTTCGACCACCATATCCCGTCAGCGTCCTCATTGCCCGCCGCTTTATTGAGAATATAGAAGTTCTTTTTGGCGGCTGGGTTCACCGTCAGCACCACTATCTTGCTGGGTTTTACCCAGTCTTCTAATAGATGTAGCATGAAAGGATTGTCGAGAGCACGAACGCCACCGATACTTGGCAGTAAGTCTTGGGCAAAGAAGGCGGTATCAGAGCGAGTCTCACCCTTCTCAAGAGTGACCCCCAAGATTCCGTTATGCCCAAGATAGGTAAGCGGGTCGTGAGCCAACTGGAATGGGTGACAGTTATCTACTGTCTTGGTTCCGTGCGTAGCGATACGGCAGTGCCACATTGCATAGCCGTCAGGGTGTTCAGCCCTGACTTTCAGGAAATCGTCAATGGATTCATTGGCGTTCATGGTGCGCTTGGAGATAATCTCCGTGTCGCTCACCATAATCGCGTAGCCAAATCCATCAGGATTCTGACACGCTCCGTCTAGTAATTCATCTTTACTGGGTGTTTTCCCAGGCGGAATTGCAACTAACAAGCAAATGGTACACCTTCTCTCTATGCTTTGATTTTGAGTACGTCTAGGTCTTTGATTTTCAGGTCTTTGATACTTGGCATACGCTCGTACAACTCAGGGTAATCTCCTTGGCGATTGGTTACCCAATTCGCAAAGGTCTCCCAGTCATACCAGTTTCCTTCTGCCGCAATATCTCTTGTGTACTTGGCAATAGCGTCAGCCATTCCAAGGTACGCCAAGATACTTTCTTTCTTGGTGGTGCCACGCATGAAGCGCATTTCAACCGTTGCTGGTTTAGATGTGTTCACTGCGGTGTATTTCTCACCACCTCGGCTGTCTCTATCCATCTTGTTGGCAAGGGAAAAGACTGGCCTATCCCACTCGTCAAAATCCCAACAATCATCGAACTTTGAGTAGGTACTACGTCGGCCACCGAATTTCATCATCATCTCTGAATTGCGATAAACCAACTCAACAAAACGGTGCAAGTGAGCCTTGTCTTTGAAACCGTCACGACCTAGGTGGATATGGAATCCACAAGTTCCTGGGTCCCAACTGCGCCCGTTGTACACGTCCCTAACTTTGCCAATGGTATCCCACAAAAGTGGTTGGTCTCGGTACTTCTCATAAGTGTGAGGCTGAGTTACTAACTCAATACCACCACCGATAGAACCGTCAGACTTTGATTGAGCAATCTCGGTTGTTTGAAGTTGTGCTCTGACGAACTTAGCGGCTTCGTTGACATTAGAGCCTGGAATTTGAATCTCTAATTCAAAGCCCATCCACATCTTCTTCGGCTTACTCTCTTCGTCGAAGACACCACCAATGTCGTGGAATTGGAGGTGCGGCTGGCATGAATAGTTATGGATTGGTCTATCCTCACTACCGTTACCGCACTCACAGCGTAGCCTATTGCCATCTTTGTCGCGTTTGCAATAATTGCAAATTGAGTTGCGTGAAACGAACTTTTCGTTGCCACCGCATGCACAAGTCCAAAAGTATCTATCAAGACAATTAGATGCTCTACATACTATTGAACTTCCAACTCGCACCTGCCAACTGTTCCGTGCGGTTTCAGTGTAACGAGTATTACATTGGTTACAACTATCGGCATTAGTGGCGCACTTGTAACACGCTTTAACCATTGTTGGGTGTGCGCTTCCGTCAACGCGAATGTCTCTTACAACCTTATAAAGTTCATCGTCTTCAAGAACACCGCGTGAACATACTTCGCATTTTTTTTCAGCCATTTTGCATTTCCTTTTTCTCCTTTGGTAGATTATCTGTTGTCGGGTACGCCCGACACTTGCTATTTAGTTTTTTTAATGCGGAAAGAGTAGGTCTTTGCAGAATTGTGACATCTGCGCGACTGGTACTCTACATTGAGCGGGTGTTGTTGTATGGTTTGCCCATAAGAACAAGCCTATCAACCCTGCCCAAAACGCAATCTGCGCCAAGCGACGCACGATTTTTTGTGTTGAAACGCATGCCGACGTGGACTTTGGGATAGGTGCATTGAAGCACTCGTCACACGCTGAGTGCATACATTCCCAGTTGTCATAGCATGGCTGGAGTTGCTTAACTCTCAAGTCCCATGGTTCCATCTCTAGTTCCATTCGGGACCTGCTAACACTTTCCAAGCCCAACGGCGAACACGCTTGCCCACCCATTGAGCATTGGCGAGATAGAACCAAACCTTAACCATTATTCCACCTCGAAATCTTGAAGAACGCGCATGACCGCATCATTGAGTTCTTCTTTCAGTTCGGCTTTATCATCTTCTGACAGGTGAGCCACATCTTTCGCGGTCACCCTGCTAGACCACCAATAGGTTGTCATTACTTGTTCTCCGTTCTGTCGGGCGTGCCCGACGGTTGTTGTGGTTTTTCTGTTTGCTTAGCCTTTCCCGCTGGGTGGCGACTCATGCTCAGGACTATGGCGTGTTCACGCTCAAGTCTGCGCAGATACCACTTCATCTTAATCCATCTAATCAAGAGTCCATGTCCCCTCTATCGCGTAACTCCTTCTCGCGCAACGCCTGCGCCTGTTCTTGCTTCACGCGCTCGCGCTCGGCACGTTCGGCTTCAAACCTTTCACGCTCGGCGTACCATGCCAACTCAATGGCGATAACTGCGTCTAAGTCCTCTTCCTTAATAAGTGGTCCAACTTTCAGACCTTCAATTACTGGCTTCTCGCGCAGTTTCCTCTCTGCCCTTAAGTGGGCTTGGCTTGGGTTACCGCTGGCAGTATCGCTAAGGCGAACCGCAGGTGAACCTACCGCCCTGCCTGCCATGCGAACCTCATGGACTATTCCTACTGTCATTTTAGCCTCGCTCTCTGTCGGGCGTGCCCGACGCTCTAGTGGATTTATTAAGTTGTATGGCTATAGCCTATCATGGCTAGAAACCTGTGTCAAACGGACAGATTATCGGCTGCCTTACGAATTACTTTGGTGGCGTTATCTAGCATTATCACGCCCGAAGTAAGTTCGGCTGGTCTGCCGTCTGCGTTCATAAAGAAGTCGTTAAGAACTTCCAAGATACGCATGGCGCACTCGCCTTGGTTGAAATCCTCGCACTCATAATCGGAGATAACTTTCTCGATGTCATCAAGGAATGGGACATTGGTAACTGCGGTGATACTCATTTCTTACTCCACTCTGTCGGGCGTGCCCGACGCTAGGCGATAAGTTAATTTGTTCATGGCTCAAGCCTACCATGTGTAAAAGTGTGTGTCAATGGGACATGAATTATCACAGCATGAATCAGTACAGCATGAATCAGTACAGCATGAATCAGTACAGCATGAATCAGTACAGCATGAATCATCATCCATCAAAAATTTTGTGTTGGTTTTTTTGTGTTGGATTTTTTGCCTGCCTTTGTCTAGGCATGACAAGGCCCCCGTACTCTGCCGAGTACGAGGGCTGTCACTTGCCGTCTCGGGTTGTCCCGTGGGTACTCACTTCCCCATGCTCGGGCATTACCGTTTGGCAATTCTGTTAGGCGTTCGCTGGTACCTTCTTCATGGCGTTAGCCTTGATTAGTAGCGCGGTGCTGGTCAACTTGCGGGCAAGTTTCAGAGCGTCATCTTGCTCAAGTTTCATACCCCACGCGAGGAGATAATCGCTGATGTTATCAAGTGTGAGGTCATCTTTTGCTGAGTCGGTGGCTTCTGCTTCCTTCTCGCTGGCTGTTTTCTGTCCGCCACGCTTGCGCTGAGGCTTCTCGGCAATAATCTCGGCGGTGGTCTTTTGATTGGTTGTCATGGCTTCCACGGCTCCCTCCACGCCTAGAGGTGCGTCCCCGCCTTTCACATACCCGCGGAAGGTGGAGAGTAGTTGCTCATACGACTCCCAATCCTTGCGTACTCCATAGATGGTGGCTAGGTGGATGACGAATTCTGCATGGTCTGGCTTGAATGCTGGATTTTTAGCCTTCTTGAAAGAGTCACGCAAGGCACGGACAGTGAGGCTCTCGCTGACGGTGACTTGTAGAACTTCGAACTTTCCTTTAGTTGTTGTTTCGGTGAGTGTTGAGAGTACGGCGACTAGGTGCGCATTGCTCTCGTCTGTCTCGGTTGTTGTTGCTGGTACTGCCTTAGGTGTCTTACTCATTGCGGTTTCCTGTTCTTGTCGGGCGTGCCCGACAGGTTAGAGATTAGGCGAGACTATCCCGACTAATCGGATAAATTGGTGCTATCTAGTTGATAAGGTACAATTCGGACATTTCGCTCGCGCTACTGGTTCGATAGGAGAAGCGTCTCACACTGGGGTCCCTGTG